TTGAAGTGGTGTTACCGTTATTTTCCAATAGCCAACGGCCTCGGTAGTCGCCGTTATCTGAAAGTCCCTATAAACAGAGCTATCGGTTTTCTTAAACACTCTCAAAACACCTTTTATAGTGCTTGTAGTGTCATCAAGTATGCCAAGCCACGTCTGAATATCTGCCGCGTTCGCGTCATTGTCATCAACAAATATGGTAGTGATGCTTCCAAAAGTAGCATTATTGAAACGAAGAATACCACTACCCGGGTCGCTGTCTGTAGTTGTGGTAGAAAATACATACTCGAAGCTATCCCCACCAAATCCTCCTGTGGCACCAGTTGGTCCAGTTGCGCCGGTAACTCCGGTTGGTCCGGTTGACCCTGTGGGTCCGGTTGGGCCTGTCGCTCCGGTTACGCCAGTTGCGCCTACTGCGCCTGTTACTCCCGTTGGCCCGGTTGGGCCTGTCGCTCCTACCGAACCGACATCACCGGCACGGGCAAACGATACAACGATTGGGTCTGTATTAATCAATGATCCATTTGTAACAATGGGTGTAACGGTAACTTTCCAATACCCGGCGGCCTCCGTTATGGCCGTTATTTGAAAATCGCGATAAATTGAAGAATCGGTCTTTTTGAACACTCGGAGTGAGCCTTTAGTGGTGTTCGTACTGTCATCAAGAGTTGCCAACCACGTCTGAATATCTGCCGCGTTTACATCGGCATCGTCTATAAACAGAGTGGTTATACTTGCAAACGTCGCATGATTAAATCGTAGCTTTCCGCTTCCCGGGTCCGAATCGGTTGTTGTGGTATCAAAAACATATTCAAAAGAATCCCCACCAAAACCACCTGTGGGTCCTGTTACTCCTGTGGGTCCAGTCGCGCCTGTTACTCCCGTGGCTCCGGTTACGCCGGTGGGTCCCGTAGGTCCCGTCGCTCCCGTAACTCCGGTTGGTCCCGTGGCGCCAACCGCTCCATTTGTGCCGGCTGTGCCAGTTGGTCCGGTTGCACCCGTTGGTCCGGTTGCACCCGTAGGTCCCGTGGCACCAGTTGGCCCTCCGCTTTGCGCACCCCAACTCGTCGTTCCATCCGCATTTTTTTTAAGCACATCGTTTGTTGCGGCCGAGGAGGCGGGCGATGATCCTACACCCAACTTTTGTTGAATTGCAACTATTTCGGTTTCTTGTTTGCCTTCAACTTCCGTATGTTTTGGAGTGGTAGCGCCCAACTTAGAAGAACCAAAACCCGACACATCGGATTCGGTATGCACCGCCGTTGGGAAGTCTGCTGTAGGATTTGCCATAATTTCATTATAGCAATCTCGACAAAAACAATTCTATTTCTTTTTGTTCCCGGTCGAAATCAACTACCTGCTTGAATCGGCTATACGCATTATTGCAGAGCGCGGTATAGCGCTCTTGGTCATTGTAATACACGATTTTATTTATTATTTCATCGATACTTAATCCATCAATCGTTAAGCAAGTAACGCCATCTTCCAATAATGGCTCTGCCATTTTTCCCCGGTAATATTCTTTTTTAACAATAAGTGGCCTACCAACGGCCGGAGCGTTATGAATAATATGTCCGTACCCGTCCCCACCTTGTTTGGTGTGCCAAATAAACCGGGCTTCTTTTAACTTTTCGGCCAATCGATCTGATGGGCCAATTGCTCCATCTCGACATTGACCTCCATAACTTCGAAACGTCCAATCGCTCATTTTCTGCTCTATGTTTTGAAACAATCCCCAATCTGACGCAAAGTGATCTTGACCGCCGAATACATTGACAAAAGAAAATATGTTTTTATGTGCTACATAGGGCGCCGGGTTTGCAATATCCTCATTTGGTTTGAATATGTCAAGGTCAAATTCCTGATGATAGGAAATAAAATTGGTGCCTTCGATTGGGGCAATCTTGGCACTTGCCATTATGTTTAGCGCGGTTTCATTACCATCCCATTGATTGCCAATCTGATAAATTAGTTTCGGTCGGCTCGGGTGAAGATTGCATAAGTCCCAAAATGGTTTGACGTGGTACGGAAGCGAAGCAATTACAATATCGATTTTCATATCCATAAACGCTTCATACGTTATTGCTCGGTTTGTTTGACCACTATCTATGTCATGGCATAAATACTTACCTCGTCTTGGCGGTTCCAATGCGTCTTTGCCAACAACGTTATTAAGTGGTGGGGTTCCATCCGGTGTCGCCCCATTTATACCCAAAAACTGCTCTACGGTAGCCGGGTGGTCATATACCTTCCAAAAGCCGTTAGTGTGCCATTCTGTGCCAATTGGGCGGTACACGCGGCCACCAAGGCGACGTTCGAATAGGAGGATCAACGATTGAAGAAGCCCGGCATGGTGAAAATCGGTAAATACGTTATACATACTATATTGGCAACCACTCCTCTACTCTCCCCCACTATGGGTCCACCCCTCTCTTAGCCTCAAAATAGGGCTTATTTTGCGGTAGGGGAGTGGTCCAAGGCTCGTTTGACGACCTCCACCCATCCCGAATCTAGCGGTACTTTAACCGCCAAACAAGCCTTCAACCACTCATAAAACGCTTCGGGGTCGTAATTTGGGGTTCCATATTGGGCAATTAGCCTGAAATTATGGCTTAAACCGTTAAGATGAATATAGGTTTGGGGCCTCACAAGGCCTATTTTAGCGCCTTCTATAGCTCCCAAGTCCTGCTGAAATACGCCAAAATGATCGAGTTTATCTACAACTACGCCAAATTTTCTGCTTGTTTTGTTGAGAATATCCCGGCGTACAAATATACAACATGGGTGCAACCTATCCCCTTGGTATACTCCAATAACATTACAACCTTCGTTTTCTCGTATTTGTACCTCGTCCCAAAAGCCCGGCAAGGGGTAAAAGTCCTGTTCTGTAAACCAAACCCATTCGGCATTGTACGAATGAAGTAGTCCGGCATTAACGGCCATGTCGCGCCAATCTTGCGATGGCCCGGGTGTCGGAGCGTTGAAGGCGTGAATATAATCGGGAAACATCGAATCGGTTACAAATTGACGATAATCCGCCCCTTCGTATGTTTCGGTGAAAGCTATGATTATTTCATTGAAGCGTTGACGCTCATCGCGAATGAATTGTCGCCACAAGGGGTAATCGCAATTTCGGGGCCAACTGACTATAATATCGGGTTTATTCATATAGCTCGGCCAAACAAACTAAAAATAACATTTGCTCCCGTCCACAAACACGACATAAGTAATGAAATCGATTAATGTATTTGATCTCTGCTTTACAACAAAAGCTCGATATTTTTCGAAGTGGTGGCATTTTGCCCTTTTTCTTATAACCCAAGTGTGCCATATATTCGTTGGTACTCCCTGATTCGGGACCTACTTAACTGGTATTGAATAATTAACTGCTCGATTGCCCGGCCATACGCATTATAAAAATCCTGTATGCCATCTGTTGGCTGACAGAATAACCAAAACTTCTGCCACCAAGCGACCCGTCGTTCCCATTCCTTTTCTGCATCTCGCTTGTTATGTCGCACCATTCCTTGGGTAGCATCGTCAATGGCCCTTCCGGCATGATCTTCCGCCTCGATAATGAACGACTGTAATCGTCCATTAACGCGCCGCCAACACCGCTTGACAAACTCCCAATATGAATCCAAGGAGCGCGACCATCAAATACAAAATAACGCTCTTTGTTCTCGTAATATCGGGCATCATCCGGGCTTGCATGATACTGTGGAATTGTTAAAATACGCTCTCGCGGTATCATAGATCGCAATTGCAAGCTCGTATTTACAAACGTATCACCGACGACCAAGGGTACCTCAACATCGTAGTCTAACAAGGAGTGGATTTTCTCACCTTTCTCCCAAGCTCGACTGTTAAAGTTCCGATCTGTACTAATTAAAGTTGCCGCCTTTGCAAAAAAGAAATTCGGCCAGAAATTCGGCCCTTGGTCGCCTTCACCATCGTATGATAAGCCCCAAATCTGTTTGGCTCGTTCAAGTATTTCAAAGCTACATGAACCGCGTGGGCTACCAATAACATCAAATTCCCCATCCTCAATCTTTTTGAAGTAAAAGTCAACGATACCGGAGCGGAATATGTAGGCATCATCTTCAATTAACATTACGACTTCATCCTGTAGTTTGTCAAGAGCGATGTTTATTGCGTCGCCGTGTTGAATTTGGTGGTCTATATAGATTAATTCGATCTTTTGGCTTTTTACACATAGAAGGCGTATGTAGTCAATGACGTCCTGTTCTGCCGGGGTATTGCATACGATTATGAGCCTGTCGATCTCCTGTTCCCAAAATGTAATGAAGTTATTAATCCAGTAGTTTAGGAGGAAAGGGTCGCCCGGGTAGGGTAGTATAGCAACTCTTTTTTTAGTCGCTGTATTTTCGATAGTGTCGTTCATAACTAGGACCAACCAGTCGCCAATATATAGTAATGATTAAGAAAAAAATAATACCCCAATTATTCTTACTGCGTAGATGATTTTATTCATTGATCCATTTGTAATCATCCGGGCTTACTTTGTAAAATCCGGTTAGTCCTCTTGGTGTTGAGAAGTGAAATGGTCGTGCTTGATTCCTGTTGACCTTCTCACTCATAAAATCGGTTATTGGGCCGTAGGGCCAAGCAAACCCATGCTCCTCGTTTGGTATTTGGTGCATGTGTCTATGTAGATCGTGAATGAAAAGGAAGCCGCCGAGTTTAAGATACTCCCAAAACTTCCCAAATTCTGCAAAGCGCGTTTGCGGTTCGGTGTCAAGAAGAATCAAGTCGTAATTATCCGTTGGTGTAAACTTTGCAACGTCCATTAAGTGTGGTTTTACCCATTTTGGTTCGCTTCCTCTTGGTAATAGACCTATACGCTCCAAACGCTGACACGCGGTACTAAAAATCTCGGGCAAAAACTCGATTGTGTCAAGAATACCCTCGCCGTTTTCTTTTAGCGCCATACCCATATAGCTTGCGCCAACTCCATAATGGGTACCGGTTTCAAGCACCCGGGTTGGTTTAAGAAGGCGAATGAGTGAATATAAAAACTCCCCGGTTTCACACTCTATACCACCGCTATTGAAGGCTGTGAATTTTGAAGCCTCGGCACCGCCGGACCATTCACCTTCGTTATGTATTTGGAGCGTTGGATCGAGCTTTGTTAGCTCTTGTGTAATAGAGTGCATATTATTTTTCTTTGGCTTAACTTCTTTTTCCGCCTTTTCCTTTTCCAATTTCTCTATACGCTCCGTTTCCTCTTTTACTAATCGCTCTGTTTTTCCTTAGTTGGCTTATATGTCATCTGCCCTTGACTGACTGGCACTACATGGTCAAGGTCATCCCCGGCAATGCCACCAATAAAATCAATATAGATTACGTTTTGTGGGGTATTATGCTGACCCTTGGCCTCGCAAATATCGCAATACCCATCAACCATGTCCGCATTATCAAACTTCTTATTAACGCCGTAAATTCGAGCGTGAATGGTACAAACGTAGTTGATAGTTCTTTTGTTTAATGCTTTCATAGTTTCAAAAATTGCTTCCAATCTGATTTTACACGCTCCATGCCAAACAATTCAATAGCCCTCTGTCGTCCCATCTCACCAATTCGGCGGGCGGCCTTCACATCGCTTAACAAAAAGTCTACTCGCTGTCGAAGCTCGTTTATGTCGTCGGACCAAAAGCCATTAATACCATTGTTGATAATATCGGGTATTTCATAAGCGTCCCCGGCAATATTCAAGCTCGTAGCGTGCTTGGGGCCAAGTGCTACAATTGGCACGCCGGTCATCATGGCTTCAATGAGATTGAGTGTATAGCTTGCCGGCTGTGTTCCGGTATAGACATACGCCCGGGCGTCGCGCATCTTCTGTTTCATTTGCTCGTAAGTCATAAATCCACCATTCAATGCTCCGGCGTTCTCGTTTTTGGTCCATATACCTTGGCGTTGTAGCCGGTAACAATCTTTTCAAACGCATCAAAGTTACAAAATTCCCCTCGGTGCTTCATGTCTTGGGCAAACGTAATAACCTCATTACCGGCACCCACCCATTGACCAAATTCTCGTTCGTCTTTGTAGAACCGAATGATTTTGTCGCTTCCTATATTGTCTTGGATATTGGCCTCGCGAGGCGAGTAGCGTACAACCTCCAATCCTTGTGTGCGGTAGTTCCACAACCTGCGCTCTATAGCCGGTGTGGATTGGCCGATTGTACGCCAAATAACTCGTCGTCCTCTAAACTTGTCCCAATTCTGTTCAATCCATTCCGGGACGTGCATTATAACTACTGTGTCGAATTTGGCTATGAAGTCATGTGGTATGTTGTCCCGAGGCGGAGCGTGATTAACAAGCCATTCATCGGGCCGGTGATTGAGCGGTGGTCTAATCTTATCAACCGGGTTTTGCGGATTAACGTATGATCCAAGCGAGAAGTAATTAATGCCAAGCTCCTCGAATAAACGAAGCTCGTCATATTCCAAGATTGCATGGCATGAGAAATATAATAGATTCATGTTAGTTTATTTTACCAATACAAAACATTCTGCCGCGCGAAAGCAGTTTATTAACGTCGCGCTCTGAAAATCTTATTGAATAGCGGACCACGGAATCACAATTTTTGCACCAAAAATAGCGCCATCCGGGCATTTTTGGGTAGCCGGCGTCCTTTCGCTCCTGTTCGGTCATTAATTTGAAATTATGGCTTGTCATGGTTATATTTCGCCGAGTAAAACTTTATTGGTAATTTCGGCAATCCTGTCCGACATCATTTTTCCAACAGCCGCAAGGCTGAATTTTGAATTGACGACCTTTTGACCCTCCGCTCCCATCTTCTGCATATCTTCCCGATTATCATACGCAAAACGTAGGGCTTCTCTTATGTCATCAATCTTAACCTCTGCCCATTGCTGATCGGGTGTATACCATTGCTTGTTGTAGGTAACCTCGCCAAGTGGTTGGAGCGTATAGGGTAGAAGGTATGCCGACTTCTTATGCTCCAAATATTCGTGAATACCGCCACAATTGGTCGAAATAATGGGCTTTTTCATTAGTAGGGCCTCCATTTGCGGCACTCCCCACCCCTCGCCCCGGTGTGCTGAAACGAAGCAGTCAAACGAAGCATGAAAGCGGTAAATCTGGTGTCGGTCCATTAATTGTCGGTATAAGTAGACCGGGGCATAATGTTTAAGATTCAACCGCGCTTTAAGTTTTTTTATCTGTTGATTAATCGGCTCTCTTTTATCGGCCCCGAATCCTACAAGGTAGGTTTTCAAGGTTAATGAAACGTCTTTGTCATTCTCAAACTCTCGCCAAAACGCTTCGAGAAGCCCAAGCGGGTTTTTACGCTCCGTCCACTCAAATATTGAATAAAACTTGTAGTCGTTTTTATTGGTAACAATATATGGCTCAATTGGCGGGACGTCCGTATCTATAGCCTCGGGAATAATATAAATTGGCTTGGTAACGCCCGCATTTCTAATAGCATTTGCGTTAAACTGTGATCCCGTCCATATTTCATCAAGGTATTGGCAATTAATGGCAAAGTCTAATGGGAGTTTATTGGTTTCCCAAAACACACGCCCAATATGGTACTTTCCGCCTTCATAAAATTGTTTATATACATTTGGGGTGGTATGAAGAATCTTGATACGATAGCCAAGTGGCTGATTCTCGAAGCGGCCGGCAAGTTCGCCCAGTCGGCCATAATCTGATAGTTCCATCACATAAACGGGGATTTGTGTGGTCAATTCAATACCGGCGGCATGAAGGGCGCCAATATCATGGCGATTAGCTTCGCCGTACCCGGAATAGTCTTTTGCTGGCCCGCAATATTTTACTCTCATACATTACATCGCTATCCAATTTGCCGCTTTCTGTGGGGTCATGCTTCCACATTTGGCGCAAGTAACAACACCTCCATCTGACGGTGTGGTCGAAATCTTTGCAATACCGGTGCATGATTCACAAAATAAGCGATATTTCTGCTTCACTTCCGGCTGAACCTGAACGGTGGTCATGGTTCCCGGGGTTGTCGATTCAAATTTGTTTTTATCTTTACTCATATTTTCCTCACCCCCTTTTGGTTAATGAACCTTCTCTAACGTCAATACGTTTGTGTCGCGACGACTTGGTAGGGGTTTTTCCAACACGCCGTTTATAATTTCTTTTAACTGCTCTGCTGTGTTCTGAAACGTCCATGATAGGGCATATTCAGAAAGTAATTTACCCCTTTGTTTAGCTTCTGATTGGTGTTCATAAACCCACCTCATCTTCTTTTGCAAGTCCTCTATACTCGACATAAACATTTTACCAGTATCGACACCCTTGTATCTTGAATAAACGGCCGGGACCTCTTTTTCGATCTTAACGTCGTACATTAACTTATCATTGTAGTATTCGGTTAAGCCGTGAGAATTTGGCATAATAAGCGGTAATCCGGTTGCCATCGCCTCCAAGGGTGGCATGCCAAACCCTTCACCCATTGACGGGAATACAAAGCAATCGGAGCGTTTACATATTTCAAATAACTCCTTTTTAGTCGCTCCACCTCGAATAACCTCGACATTTGGGTATTCTGATTGAATAATAGGGAGCGGGGTATGCTCCAACGTTGTTTTCAATATGAGCTTCACCGGCTCTGTTTTCTCAAATTCACGGTTAAAAGCGGTCCATAGCTCCCTAAACCCCTTGCGAAGATTAAAAGCGTTGTAATGGAGGAATGAGAAGGTTTTGCGCCCCTTCCCTTTGTCCTCTCGATCGACGTACTTAAATACCTCATTATCATAGCCCAACGGGACCACTTTTGTTTCAATCCCCGACTTTGCAAATACGCTTTGGCACCATTTGGAAGGGACAATTACCATATCGGCCGCTTGCAAATAGTCGCTCCAATCTTCCGGGATTTTAGTTGATTCAAACATGGTATATAAAATTCGGTAGGGAGCCTCGATTCGGGGTAGGGAGTAGGGGTTGTGAAATAAAATAGCTACCTTTTGACCGGTGTAGTGTGTTGATACCGGAATACCAAGCGATTCAAGTCCTTTGACAATCATTTGACTGGCAACGCCATATCCATCATTACCTCCAACATGGGACACGGTTGATAAATATACACCCATCCGGCTATCGCTTCCATTTTGCATACGGGCTTTTTTGGCGCGCTGTTCTTCAAGATATGAACGCTCCTGATCTGCTGTAGCCTGAATGAAGCCTTGTAAAAGTAGCTCGCCTACTTCTTTTTGGTCGTCCACGGCAACCATACGACCGAAAGGATTAATTAAAATTGCCATAATACATTTATATTACACCACAACTACGTTTTCAACACCAACGCAAAAGCCGGGTTTAACCCCGGCCTAAGCGTTGCGAGCGAGCAAACTTTCCGTTAAAAGTTTCGTTAGAAACTCTCAACCTCAACAACTCGACGCTGATCGAGGACACTAGCCCCGAAAAGTGTGTCAAGAGTGAGTTGGTGCGCGCCGAGATCGGCGTTATACCAAAAGAGCGTTCTAAGTGAAACTCCAACCTCTGGATCGTTGATGACCGCATAGCGACCTCCGAACCCTTGTGGGGTTGGAAGCGGACGGCTCGCAAGTACGAACGCATTGCGAGTGTATGCCAAGTTGTGATAAGCAACAGGTGAACCGGTTGTCTTAATCATTTGGCTTTCCGAAATCTCAAATCCGTAGGTTCGGATCATCTGACCCTCCGCTACTGTGTTATTCTGACCTCTCCAAGACTGATCGGTGTATTTTTGTACACCCAAAAGATCATTAAACACGGTGCTATCAACATAGAAATACCTCTGCTCGGGCTTTGGTACCTTCTGATCCGTGAAAAACTTGCGGATTCGAAGTAAACTTGCGTCGATAGTAGTTGCACTCGTTCTATCCCATGTGATGGTGTTTTCAATAGATGAGTGAAGTGAGGCAATTACATCCTCGATTGCTTCGGCCAAGGCGATAGCCCCGTCCTCTGCATAACCATTTTGTGTATCTTGGTTTTCCACTACTTTGGTTACATCGTCGATGGTGATAGTTACCTCTTTGTGTTTATTCAACGTAACACTCGTTGAAGTCGCGGTTGGATTCTGTTTGGTGTAAACACTACCTGCCGTCTTATCGTTGGCTGATACTGCGCCACGCTTGGCTACCTGTACCGTAGTACCCACCGTTGTAGGAGTCCAATCACTATCCCGGCTCACGTTCTTAGCGAGGCTAAGAAATGATGGCAAACGACCAAGCGCCTTTTGAGCGATGATTGTTGGGATTACTGCCGCATTAGTTGTGTTGTTTAGTACGTTTTCTACCATAGTCTGTATTCACCCCCTTTCCAAACCAATAATAAATATGGGTTTTACTATAAAAAAAGGAGCCTGAAAAGAAGGGTACTTTAATGAAGCAAGTATTAATTAGCGTGCCATGTCGTCCTCGATCAAGTTGTGTTTGTAGGCAAGTTCGATGTCCTTTGCATTTGCTCTGTAGAAGGCCGGGTCTTGAAGCTGTGATAGCTTAAATTTCTTCATGCCCGAAGTATCTGGCCCCGGGTTTGTTGGCGACCCAATCGTTACAGAGCCGGACTTACCTTTCAAATACGGTTTTGATTCAAGAAGCGATTTGACTGCTTCCTCAACGCCGCTAATTGTCCCATCGTCGTTTACTTTTACTGACGATCGATCAATTAACTTTTGTACCGCCTCTAGGTCGACTACGCCTAACTTTGCGGCTTCAACTTGAATTTTGTTGTCAACCATTGCGGTTTGCGCTTTGGTTCTAGCTTCGGTCGCCTCCTGTTGTGCCTTTTCGGCCAACTCTTTCCACTTGCCTTGTTCTGCAAGTTGTTTTTCTCGGCTTCCGCTTTTTCCTTTTCAAGTTGATCCGCCACTTTGGCGCGATCGTTTAGGCTCTTGAAACGTGGGTGCTTAAATACTCTTGGATCATCGAAAACTTTTGCAAAGTCGTCATCCCCAAGTTTAGAAAAGTCCACGGGTTGGCTTTGGGTTTCAGTTTTGTTCGGGTCTGTCCCGCCCCCATTGCCGGGCTGATTTGTTGGATTTGGATTGTTTGGGTCTGGTGTCCCCGGTTGTCCGCCTCCGTTTGTTGGTTCTGTCATGTTGTTGCTCCGTTTTTATGGTGGTTCGGTACACCGCAACGTTAATACCTCATTATAACCATAAGTGTAATATGATTGTCAAGTGTTTTTATTCAAGCCCGCTCAATCTCGCTATTTCCTCCTCACTAATGAGCCTCGTTTCCTCATCCGGGTAGTACGCTTTGGTTTCCCGGGCCAACGATGGAATGAGTGCGTTTATAGCGTGTTTGCAGTTTGGGTGAAATAATCCATCGGCCTCGGCATCTGCAACCGTATCATATCCATCGGTATCGCCGGTTAATGATAAAATCTTACCCTCCCAATCACCGCACACGTCGGTTGCCCCATGTGCCGATACCTGTACCAAGTCATAGCCATTCTCGACCATGCGATTTGCAAGGCCACGGTTTCGGGCCTCCACCATCTTCGTTCTAAAAAGCATCTCGGCATACCGGTCAAGGTCCCATTTCTTACCGCCTCGATCAACAAGCGCGGTTAAGCCATCCTCGGCCAATACTCCCTTGATCTGTTGTTTAACCTCACGAAGCGCATCACCCGCAATCGCTCCTTTTGCAATCTTTTGCGTTATCCCTTCCCGTACCGCTCGGCCCAAAAGAGCGTTGGCGGTTCTTGACACTCCGCTTAACGATTCACCAAACGCCGTTGACGTATCATCAACCAAGGCGAATATAGCTTGTTTGTGAATTTGATTGAATCCGGTTTTAATGTCAATTGGAGCGTTTGCGTTTTTAAGCTGTGCGACGGCTTCGTTTGCGCCTTGCTGATAGTATTTTGGTATGTCTTTTTCTATCTCGCTACTGGCTACTTTGGCCAAATCTTCAAGAATATTGTCAATTTGAGAGAGTATAGCTTTGCGGTTGGCAACACCGAAATTGGTCGCTCCTTGAATTTCATTGATTATTTCCTCATACGACGCCTTGAAGGTGGCGGTTATTTTAGCGATGTTTTGTTCATTTACTTCGACGCGAAGTGGGTATACCATACCTTCATTTTACGTTATTTTGCGCCGGGTTTGGTATTTTTCTGATCCTCCGGTTGTCCGGGCTGTGGATTATTAGGATCATTTGGGTTGTTTTTGCCCAAATTCATCGATGGAAGCGTGATGGCCGGTTTTTCCTTGTCAATTTCGGCAAGCATCTTATCTGCCGCCTTCTCGTCCACGTTATACAACCTCATTATGGCCGCCTTTTTACTGGTTATTCCGGCGTCAATGGCCTTTATTTCATCATCCTGTTGTTCATGGGTATCGATCGGTAGTCCATCTTTCCAATCAATTTCGGGGACAACCGGTTCGCCCTGTAGGGTTTTGCCGTTAATCTTCAATCCATGCTCTTTTGCCAACACTTGGGCGCGGTACAAGACTTCTTTTATTGCATAGTCATAATACAGGCGTTTTCGCTGTGTTTTGGCGAGTGTTCGCATCAACTTAAACTTCAACGCTCTACCTGATTCACTCACTCCTTGACCCATGCCAAGAAGGTCCGGTGCGATCTCACCGACCAAGTACATAAATTCAAGGGTCTTTTCAATTTCCTTAAACGCCGAATCAAGCGATGCGTCCCAAACAATATACTCGGGTTTACCCTCTGTTCCCGGTTCAACCTCAATAACGCCAAGCGCCTTTTTCTTAACCTGCCCCTTGTCATCAAGTATTCCCGGTGGGACTGATAATATCGGATCGCCGTGTTTGTCGAGTATATTGTCGACCTTGGTCATGCGGTTATTGATCGCATAGAACAATGAATCGAGGTCGTGATAGTCTGATAATCCAAAATGCCGATCGCCGGTTTTCCAGTTTGGCGTATGAACAACCATCAATTCATCAATCCCTGTGTCCTCCTCGGGTTTAAGTCCAAGTCCAACGATGCTTGGGTCAACTTCCTCCATCACCTTGTTACCCTCCATTCTATAAACCTTGTTAAATATTTTTCCGGGCGTGTGTATCTCTTTTCGAAGATAGACAAGATTACCAACCCGGAAGGTCCAAGCCAAATCAACCTCTGTGGGTTCTGCACGAACATTAAACCCATCGAGCTTTGGAAAATATATTTTTGGTGTCGTATCTTCTATGATAATGGACGAATCATCATCGTTTGCGGAGCGTTTACCAACTCGGAGCTTAAACAGAGCATCGCCATAATAGCTGTTTGACAATGCCGATTCGTAGCATTGCATATCCATTTTGTTCTCGTACCACAAGCCATCGATAAAGTCTTGATCCCCATTCGGCACTTTAACGACAATCGGCTCGGTAAAAAGCATATCGGCCATAACCTTTGAGATAAGACCGGCGAAGTTCACCATTACATAACGAAGTTTGTTATACGCTCTGTTATAGCGCTCATCATCGATCTTGATGCGAAACGCCTCGAAGTGATGACCTAAAAAGAGATTGCGATAGTAGTCATAGTCGTTTAATCGGTATTGATCGGCTGTTGTCGGAAACAAGACCGTCCCGGGTGCCAACTGCGGGGCTACATTAACGATATTGTCCGGGTTTACTCTATTTCCCACCTGCTGTGCTTGGGTTTGCTGTGGTGGCTGTGGGTAATTTTCCTCTGCCATAATAATTTCAGTATAGCATTTTTACTGTCAACAATATAATTTCATTTTAATTATTGGAGCGGGTTAATTGCAAATCCTCTCGCTCTTGGTTTATTATGGCGTCGCATCTCAATTGCAATAAATCCGGCAAACAGGGCGTCGTCGTTTTTACCTTCGGCGTGTTCCCGCTTGCCGTTCTCCTTTTTCACAAACGTTTTCATTTCACGCTTGGTGATCGGGGATCGGACCGTCAAATCATCATCTTCAAAGAGAATGAGGAAGTTGTCAATCATGGGGTCGCGGGTCTTGGTGTTAGTGTTAAACCCTATTTTCTTGGTTCTGCGCTGTGTTTTCTCATCAATTTTGGTTTCAAAGTAGTAATTTGAGTATATTTTGCTTAAAAACATAATGGTCGTTAATAGATTGTTTTCAACACCAATAAACGCTTCGTTATAAAACCGCCCCATTTCGGCGGCAATCTCGGCCAAGGAATCCGGTAGCACATTGCCAAGGTATTGAGCGCATTGGGCAAGTTCGTCATCGCTCCATACGTCCACTACCCCATTATCGCCTCCGGTACCATCTGATGGATCGACCCCAATCAAATAACGCTTTGTCGGCTCGGGAAACTCCCAAAACACAACGCCGAGTTTATGGAGCGTCTTAAACTTCTCGATTATTTCATGCCCATCGCCGTAATCTTGGGTTAGTTTGACAATACCCTCGTCAAAGCCAATTGGGTCGGGGAGTACGATATTATCCACCTTTTGAGCGTTGAATACATTACCTGACCCGGATTGAAACGCCTCGTAAACGGTTAATGGATATTCCTGTTTGAATAATTGGAGCGTTGATAGTCCGGCACCCATCTTATCGCTTTTCAACTCGTTCATCTTCCACCTTCGCCACAATAGTTGATTGTCGGTTACCTTGATTCCAAACGTTTCAAGGCCAATTTTCTTTATTTCCTCCTCCTCCTTTGTATATTCGCCGTTTAATGTTCCGGGGAGCGCGTATTCGGGGTTCTCAATCCAAGAATAAAAATATGCTTTGTAGTCCATCGCTCCAAGGCTCTTATTGTCCCATGATTCCATAAAGTCGTCATAAAATTGATTGAAGCCATTGGCGGTGGTTTCCTCGCTGATTGATCCACCGACCGGGACCGCCTGTTTACTACCTGATTTGAGCCGTTGATAGTCCTTAATATAGGCAATTTCTGTTATATGAAGGCGCTGTACCGTGCCTCCTCGAATATCGGTTGCAACATAGATCGAGCTATCAAGGGCGGCCCCATCATAACGCTTCGTAAACTCATACATATACTTCGTGTCGGTTTTGGTTTTGGGTTTGAGAGTGGGCGGGAAATAGTCAAAAGCGAGCTTTGCAATATTGAAGTAGGATGGTAGTTTTTTGGCTTCGTGGGCAATGATGCCGCACGTCATACCCGGGACCCACATAGCTTCGTCAAGGTCGTCTATTATGTAGAGCGTTGAAAAACCAATCTGACGTGGTTTGACCAACCGGTTATACCGATGCGCGCCGCGCTCGGCAATATGTTTAAGCTGTAGGTAATTTGGCTTGAAAGTAACGATTTGGCCCTGCTTATTTTTGATCTTGTACAGGTGCGTTAGCCTCCACCATTTGTTTCGAAGCCTCTGATCCAAGTTCTCCATAGTCGGATTCTTCAATTGTATCTAAAACCTTTCCGACATCTTTTGGATCAACTGCGGCGGTTTCATTTCGTGTAACAAAAAATGGTTGTGCAGTTCGTAGTTTTTCCGCTCCAAATTTCAGTATGTCAAACTC